AATCCGGAAAAGTAAAAAAAAGTAAAATAAGTTACAAACACCCTTGTTCCCCATTCTATAAAGTAGAAAATGCATCAGAACTATTTGAAGGAACAATTATTTATAAAAATGATATGATAGAAAAAATGATACATTATCTTTTAATGCCAATTTCTGAAATAACAAAATATTCAGGAACAACTTGTCCAGAACAATATAAAAAACAAATTATTCATAGTATTTCAAATTTTTGGAGTTAAATTACTGAAAAGATGAATTCACTAAATAAGGAACCACAACATATGGATCCATATTAGCACCAGGACGCCTGTCTTCAATAGAACCTGAACCATTGATGTTAGTAAGTTTTGGAATTCTGATACTACAATCATATTTTCCTACCCCACTTGTAAATTCAGTGTGTTTACTTGTATTATTTGTTCCCAATAATCGTTTATTATTATCTTCGCCGCACTTTGAAATATATTCTAAATGAGTTTTTTCTAAATTTTTCAAAACAGTATTTCTAATATAGTTACATTGATTATCACTTCTCATTCTAGTATTTGAATATTCAATTAAACAACCACTTCCCGACCATTCTTCTTTTAGTAATTGTGGATGAAAACAAATAGTTACTCCATATTTTTCTGCTGTTCTTGAAATAATATATCTTAAACATATTAAATCATCTAATAATTTAACTTTAGCATTACCTTCCAATTTAATTGTCCATTGTGATGGTGCAACACCTCCAAACATTTCTGTTACATTTAAATCCGTTTTATTTGCATTTTGAAGAACTTCATTCGCACATTCTTGACCAACAGCAATGTCTCCACCTACACCACAGAAAAATATTCCCTGCTGGTTTGGTACCGGATTAGATAAAAATGCGACCGGAACATTTTTTTTTGTAATAAAGAAATCCAAAGTTAAAGACATATCTACATCATCATAGTGCTCTAATGTTTTAATACTATTAAATCTTTCATTTGATGAGTGTGGTTTATTTTCATCCAACATTAACTCGCAAACAAATAAAGATGGTTCTAACTCCTTTGTTCGTTTGTAAAATGGATTATTATATTTTTGAACAGGTCTAATATAAATGTCTGAATTATTTTCTTCAACACATTGTCCTGTGTTTAATCCATTAAAACACAGTAATTTATTGATATCGTTGTCATTTTCTAATTTTGTAATAACACGGGGTTCACCGAATTTATCGCTCCAAACATACTGATTTAAATATTTCATTACTTTAATAATGTTTTTATCTTTAAATAATATAATTAAAGTTTTAATCATTAAATATTTACACTTTTTTGGAATTTTCAAATGAACCATTAAATCGATAAAATTAACAATAGTCAATTAATTTACATTCACTATATTTATATGCTTTTAAAATCGTGTTACAAGTTTCTCCATCTTTATCCTCATCCCAAACAGTATCCCATGTTTCGCTACAGTATTTAATTGAATCTATATCAACACCGTATCCTTCCATCATAGGATGACAACAATCAGAATAACACTCTTCCGTACAATAATCTGGACTCCATATATTATAGCATCTTTGACATGTCCATAAAGTAATTGTTGATTCTGAACACTCATTACAAAAATATTCGTGTTTATCTGGTTCAAATGATCCACAGCACATACGACACGACGCATCTTCTTCGTTAGACATTGTATTATGTTCCTTCATACTTAAATTATGTTAAATCAATTTATTATTATTTTATTTAACCCGTTTAGCATTTTACACCTTTGAACATTTAAAACGCTATCGTTGCCTACGTCGTCGAGATTTCCAACTATTAAATTCAGAATTTAAAAAATTATTCATGTATTTAGAAAATTGTCCTATTCCAATTTTATTTTTTATCATTTTACGCTGTTGAAATTTTATAATGTTCATTAAAATTCAGAAAAACTATTTAACCAGGGAGTAGGTTTTCCTTCGCTTTTTACCATTTTTTTATAATTTACACGCGTATCGTGTCTAGAATTATGACCTCTTTTTAATCCAAATGGAATAGGTAACATTGATATTGGTTCATCATCATAATCTCTATCTCTCATTTCGTGTGGTCTGCATCTTCCACATGGTCTACATGGTGGGCATTTTACTTTTTTTGGTTCACACACGTTTACTAAATCAGGACATTTAGGACATACTGGTGGAACTATTTTAGATTTTAAAATATATTTTCCCGCAAATCCTTCTTGGAAATCCATTGTAACTAACAATAATATACAAGCTATTATCATATATAATACTATTTTTCTCATTATATAATATATATATATATAATTTATTATGACTAAATATAATTGGACAGAACAACAAGAACAATTATTAATCACATGGGCAGAAAAATCATCGGGTTATTCTTGGCTTCATTCTAAAAGTATGAATTATTATAGATATAAAAACTTATATATATCTGTTCCGGCAGCAATATTAAGTTATCTTGCTGGTTCTTCAGCACTTATTTTTTCAAATGATAATACAGATGATAATTATGATCTTAGTTATAATGCAGAAAGTAGTTCTGTAAATGTTGAAAAAGAAAATGATAAATATAATAAATATAAATATTTATGTATTGGTTTTGCAGGAATAATTTCAGGTATATTATCAAATTTTCAAGAGGTTTTTAAATATAAAGAACTAAGTGAACAACATAGAATATCAACTTTACAGCATCTTACTTTTTTTAGAGATATAAGTACTGAACTTAGTTTACATCCAAAAAATAGACACGACCCTGTAGATTATATCAAAACAAAAAAAATTGAATATGGAAAATTACTCGAACAAAGTCCTATTATTCCGCAATCAATTATAAAAAAATTTGAAAAAAAATTTAAAGATGTAAAAATACACAAACCCGATGTTGCAACAAATCTTCAAACTATTATGGCATATTCTAGTTCTGTATCTCCAAGTGAATCAGATATGGAAGATATATCCGATTGGTTAAAAAAAAGAAGAATTAATAAAAATAGTATGGTTGAAGTAGCTAATTCTAATTCTGATTGTGATAGTAATTCAGATATGGTAGAAGTTGCTAATTCAGATATTGAAGAAGAATATATTGTTAAAAATATTAGTATTTTAAAAAACACCATTAAAATGGTTTAATTTTCGTTAATACATTCATCATAATCAGGCAACTCATTTATTAATCCTGCTTTTTTTTTAGTTTCTTTATCTAATCCTCTCAATTGATTATTCATAATATAAATTTGTGTATCTATATCAGATACTTCTCTACCTTCTTTAAAATATGTATTTCTTAAATTATTTAATCCTTCTTTTGCATTAAAAAACTCTTTAATAAGTCGTGGATAATGAACATTATTTTTATATGTTTTTATTGAATCCAATCCTAATTCAACTATTTCTTGAATTATTTTTTTTTGTGTTTCTAAATTTTCATTATGTATATACCTTTTTGTTCTTGCATACCATTGACTATTTTTTATATGAATTCTGTCTTTAAAAAATAATTTTTCTCCTTCATGCGTTGAACCCAAATAAGTTAAATTATCAATAGTATTTTGCAATGGTGCAGGTATTCTGTATTTTGAAGTCATATATTACATATTTAATTTAATTTTACGTTTTTTCTTTTTTTCTGGTTTTGAGGTATCAATTAATTTAATCTTTTTCTTTATTTTAATCATTGGATTTTCTAATACATTTTTTCCAAGTGAATCTGATAATTCATTATCAAGAGATATTAAATCCAATTTTATATTTTTGTTGTATATTAATATTCCATATTTTTGAACCTTATTTAACACTATTCCATATTGTTTAAATACATAGTAAAATCTAGTATCTGGTGAATAATTAATAACAAACATACTTTTATTATTTTCCTTAAGAGTTGTTGCTGAAATAAAAACAACCGGGATTTTATATTTTTTTAATATAATAATTAGGTCTAAATTTGTTAAATAATAATCAGGTAGTGTTATAATTTCTTGTAAAGTATTATCTTTTCTTTTTATTCTTGAAATAATGTCGGTCTTACCTTGTATTTTTAAAGTTTGAATAATTTCTTTTTTATATGTTGTTAAATATTTTGTATATTGGGAGATTAATAATTCTTTTAATTCTTTTATTGTAATTATTAACCCCTTAAAATCAAATAGTATTTTAATTAAAACATTAAACATACATTCAGGTGTTTGCTTTATTTTTAATATTTTAGTTCTTTTCTCAAATAATGAATGCCATTTTTCAGTAGGTCCTATAGAAATATTTTCAATAATACATTCGTCGTCTTCTAATGTTTTTTCCTTCTTTAAATTAATAACATTGTTTATTTCTTTATCTGTAATTGGATTAATATAGTCTTTTGATCCTTTTTTTGTATAGATATTTGATTGAAGTTTATTAATATTAACAAAGTAATCTCCTAATAAAAGATTTTCTAAAAGTATAATTTCATTTTCATCTAAATTATAATTTATTTCATCTAAAGTAATATGTGTATTTTTATTAAAATAATATTTATGCATATGAATATATCTAATTAATTCATCTGCCAATCTTTTATAATATACAACTTCATTATCATATTCATTAATTAAATTAGTATTTGGTATCATTAATTTACATATGTTTTTTGTATCATCATTATATGAAAATAACTCATCACACTCGTCTAAACCTAGACAAGGTTTAATAATTGATAATTTATTTATAAGTGAATCATCATAGTGAGTAAATAATACATAATCATTTAATAACTCTCTAAGTAATAAAATTATTTTTTCTAATTTGGGTAAATATAATTCATATGTTTTTATCAATTCCTTTAACCTATTTCTTATTACTATATTTTTACTCTCATTGATTAATATACGAAATGTATTTCTAAAAGTATTGTAGAACTGAGTTTCTATATTTATTTTTTTTATTACTTGTTTTCTTTCAATATCTTCTTCCTGATTTGTCATTAATTGCGTATCTATATCTACAATATTCTTACCATCTTCTGTAATCAGCGAATGCAGTTTTATATCTTCTTCGGGACGCGAAATCGGTACAAATTGATTTGTTTCTGTTATTATCCCAACAATCATTCCATCTTCTTTTACCTTTATTAATGGGTTTGTCGGAAATCCTAACGACGATAATGTTGATAATTCATTTACTGTTGTTTTTAAATCTAATCGCAAAGATAAATCATTCATATCTACTATTTCAACTTTATCTAGTATATTACTAACATTTGATGGTACATACAATAGATTTTTTGATGGTGTTTCAATTAGTAAAGCAATTTTTTTACCATCGTAATTTAATATTTGTTTAATCAAATTATATTTTGATTTTTTTAATTTCTTTAATAATTCATTATGGTGAATATTATCTCTAAATAAGTATTTATCGTAATTAAGTACATTCGGTTTACATTTTGATAAATAGTTTTTAATATTCATTAATCCTTTTTTTAAGTCTTCACCAATTCTTGCATCATAAACACTAAATTGTTTAAGATATACTTCAATTTCATTTTCTCCTGAATCTCGATCATTAATAAATAAATAAACAGGGTAATAAAATATATCCTTTTTTATTATAATTACAGAA